TATCATCGGCAATATGAACATTACCGCTAACAATTATCGTGCCGGAAACTGAAGAGTTGCCACTTGATCTTAAAGATGTTCCGTACACTTCACCAGAACTTGAAATAAATGAACCATTTTTAATTGAACCCGATACACCAAGATCGCCACTGGTTTCAATTCCAGTACCAAATAAGCGACCTGAGCCTGAAAGGTCTTGGATAAACTGCAAAGCACCCAATCTAAGTATACCAAGGTAGACAGGTGGCATATCGTAAGCTGTTTCTGTTGGACCTGTTGCTCCTATCTTTCCCATAAGAAAAGAACCAGAGGTTTGATCCCAAATCAAAGCTTGGTTATTATTGCCAGCAAGACCGAACACAAAGCCTCGGTCGCCCAAAGTTCCAGTTTGAGCACTGCCTGTACCAAACCCAAGACCAAAGACAGGATCTGTAATAATTAAATTACTGGATGATATCTCAGTTCGGGCACCATCGGCGTGAACATTTCCTGTAACATTAAGATCGCCTTGGAATTCTAAAAAGTTTGAACTTGTATTATAAGTTAATCTTGAACTTCCGCTTAGTTTAGATTGGCTATCTTCGTCTCCAGCCCTAAACTGAACAGAACCTGTTGGACCGCTAGCAGACATATACGCGCTGCTATCGATGTCCTCCCAGCTAAATTCACCCATTAGATGGTGCTCCTATAATATACTTTTACATTGTAAATAGTTATTAGAAGGTCTTTGCCCCATACAACTTGATTATAAATTGTCCGGCATTATACTCGCCTGTACTTGTTCCACCAGCGCCATTAACAACGTATAAATAATATCCGCTGCCACCGACATCAGAATCTAATGCGGCACCGGCTGTGCTTCTTCTGAGTACACCTGGACTGAAGTTACCTCCGGCTGTGATGAAGGCTTTATAGTTTGCAGCAGCAGAAGCATCGGCTTGAGCCGCTAGTGCGGCTGTGCTAACGACGAGATCAATATCTGTAAGTACAGTACCGGCACTATTAGGCATTTCTACATTAGCCATTTCTGCTTTATAAATTATGCCATTGACGGCTGGATCCAATTGTATTAGGTATGCGGCTGCTGCGGCGGAGGCATTACCTATTATTTTGCTCGCTCCGGTGGCACAGTTCAATCCGTGTATGTCAATCTGTAAGGTTGTAGTAATCTCATTACTAAGTTCACCAACAATTGCAGAAACTACCGCACCGGATCCGTTTCCACCTTCGCTAACTCCTGCGCCTGCTGCTGCTCCGGCGCTCACAATGACCGCACGGCTGGGCTGGAATCTACTAAACTTACTCATCTAAAATCCTCAATGGTTCTTCTGGGCATCTCTGGTAACTGTTGTTAATCCAGATCCAGTAAGTACATACATTCTGCCAGAGTCAATTTGTGTCAATTCTGCCGTAATCGTGAAAGAGGCATTGCCGCCATTGGCAGCGGGGGCTGAGATATATATTTCTTTTGATTTGTTGTTAAAAGTGTAGGAATCATTTTTTGAATCAAGTTCCACAAAGTGTAGTCCATTTACAATATCACCAGAACCAGTTGAATTAAAATGTACTCTCACATTTTCGTTACTTCTATTAATAACTGTAAACGTTTTTGTCACCATGGGGAAGTCGTATCCCACTTCATGACCCGCAGGCAGTGTCGTGGAACCAGTAATCCAAGGTGTCCCAGCCACTTGGTATGAGCCGACATTGTTTAGTCCAACTCCGTATTTGCTAAAAGGATCTGCACCCATAATATATTAAACTCCCATTTTCTATATAATTAGTATGTAATTATTTCTTTTTTCTTTCTAATTTGGCTAATTCTCTTTTTCTACGAGCAGCCGCCTCTCTTTTTATCTGAGATGGTTTTTTAAAATGCCTTCTTTTCTTAACTTCGTCAAGAATTCCAGCCTTTTTTACCTTTCTTGTAAATCTACGAATCATCCTCTCGTCTGAATCGTTGCCCTTGCCACGAGTTTTTTTTAAAGGTGTAACTGCTATGTTTATTGCTTTGCTCATTTAGTTATCCCTGACCAGCTTTTACTGGTTCCTCCAAAAAGTTTATTTATGTCAACACCAGAATCATTTGGGTCTATCCCGCTTAGCGGATCCCCTTGTTTGTTTTCGGATGGCGAATTGGTGGGAGTTGTTCCAGCAAAAACATCAACTCCGTTGTAAGCATCTGTGCCTATAGCCTCTAACATTTTCTTTCTGGTTTCTTGTAGTTTTTGTTTAACTCTTGTCTGTTCTTGTTTTGAATTATTATCTTTCTGACGGGCTAATGGTTTGATAACAGCTTTTGTTTCAACCAAAGTTTGTCCGCCAAGACCTTGTGCCACCTCTGAAACGATATTAGACAGAATACCTTCTTCAAAAATTACCTCTTTAATACACTCTTTTATCAAAGGTCTTAAAACTTTTTTAAGTTCCGATTTGTTCATTTTTTTCTCAATACATCGTTAAGGGCTCTATTGATTTTATCTGCCTTCGTAATAATATTAGGCTGTTTATTTTCTTGCATCATAAAGGCACCAGTGGTTGAGGGCTCAGATACGAAGTCAAAACAAATTAATTGAAAGTCATCTTCAACAATCGTTGCTCCGTTTGCTTCATGAACAGATCCCATACCTCGGGAAGAGATACCAAGCTTAATGTTGTCCCTGCAAAGAGAGCGAAGAATCATTCCAGCCGGTGTATTAAGAATTTGCACCTTACCCATTACAGCATCTCCATCCCACCAAATTTCTGTTACAAGGTGCGAGGCATTAGCCAAGTTAATCACGCCGGAGTCGGGGTGATCAAGCTCGCCAAGAGCCCTGCGTTCGCGCACAAGCTTGCTATAATTATCGACTTCTCGTCTTAAAATTTGCTCGGAATACATGCGCCCGTTGCCATTAAGATGATTACATCTTTGCATGACACCAGTTAAAAACATAGCGTTGTCCTCACGGATCATACGCTTTTCTTCTTCAGTTAGCAGATCATCACATTTTCCGTTAGGACACAGTTCATAATATTCTGTTAATAATAATTTATCTTTCATAATTAATTCCATTTGCAGGCGCTACCTGCGCGAGTTTGGATCCTTTACAACAGCGTCTTACAGGCTGAAGCATCCACTTGCTTATCCAGTTATCCATTATTTACTCCTATCCGTATTCCATTATCACAAAAAATCATACTTAGTATATATGAAGTTCCAGATGATAGCCAACCTAATATAAAAAGATTGGCAAAAGTATACTCAAATGTAAATAGTTCTGTATACCCATTAATTCCAAATAAAAATGCCCCAACCCAGAAGCCAAGACACATTGAACAATGAAATAATTGTCCAAGCTTGCCACTGGAAGGGCGAATAGGATCAAATATGGATCCATATACTAAAATTTGTGTTAAACCAAAAGCGGCTAGCACAAAATATAAGAGGTCCATTTTATGTCCTATTAAGTATACTCATACCATATGGACCACGAACCCAGCCTGGGCGGATTGAACCTTTTACTGGCTCTTGTGGTACTTCGCCAAGAGTAGTGCTATCAATGGGTTCTGGATCAGTAAGGTGATCTTCAACAGCGCGTTCGAACTCTTCAATATGCTCAAAATAAGGAGCTTCTTCTAATATAAACTTGTTTATACCAAAAAGAGCAGCTTGGATCATATCGATATCTTCGTTTAAAAACATTTGAGCCTCCATCGAACCATAAACATATCCAGAGCGGATACTCTCTGGTTCAATAAGTCCCTCAGTTCTTAGTAATAAGAACAATCTGTCTTGAGTATCATACACCTCTTCATTGGTGATATGTTTGGCGAGCGCAAGAATCTTTTTGCTCTCGGGATAAATAACGATATCAACATCAGGATGGTCCTCAACAACAAGCTGATTTCCAAGTGTCTTACGGATGTTTAATTTGATATCTTCTTTGATACCAATTTTATCTTTAAGGTGGGGAATAGTTACTTTAATACTCATTATGACTTAATCTCGTGAACTAAATTCTGAATCTTTAAAACACTCTCTATAAGTGCCTTATCAACTGGCTGAGTTCTAAAGTTCTCAATCATTGAAATTACAGAATTGGTGGAGTTGACCATTGTTTCATCTGTCTTAATGTGCTCAGATAATAAAGCTGTATCAAGTTCTGTGTGCAGTCTAGCCAATTCCTCATTAAGATAAATCTTTATATCAATACTGTTATCGGCAAAAGAAAAAATATAACGATTTAATAATTCTTTTTGTTCGCCTAATAATCCCTGTGAATAAACTTCATTAAATTTACCAGAGAATGTTTTATATACAAGATTATCAATTGGTTTAAGTTCGTTTACATTTTCTTGTTCAGTCTCTGAGGTTAAATTGGAAATAATGGTTTGTTCCAGAAGAACGCCTCTTTTAATACCAGCAGCGCTGGAATCTATTCCAAAAAGTTGTGATACTGTTGCAATACTTTTATAGTTTGGTACAAAGTTATTAAACACATTGGGACTTAATTCCTTGTTAACTCTATTAATTATATAACTCTGGGCGTTATAAACATCTTCTTGTCCGAGGTCGTTGTGTGCTTCACGAACTTGATATAACAATTTTTCCGCTGTGATTGGATTAACTTTTTCTGTTTCAAGTAATGTTCGATATAATTCCAATTCTTTAGACAATATACTTTTAGGAGAGAAAGACTCTTTTAATATATTAAGTATTGTTTTTTTAACGCTCTCGTTTTTTGATACAACAGCTTTCGTCATCTCACGAATCAGGGCTTCGTATAGAAAAGCGGTATTTCTTTTTTTATTGTGCTTTATTTTTTTCATGTATGCCCCCTAACTTACTATTGTCTAGCTCCGTAATTAGTTTCTTGATTTCGTGTTTGACCTCAAATAATTTTCTTTCTTCAAAATTATCGTCCGGGGCGCGGTCTTCTTGATACAAACCAGCTTTTTTAAACTCATCGCCGATCGAAGAAAGGTGGTGCATTGTCTCATATCCCACTGCGCCGGGGTTGTTTTTGCGGGGAGTGTTAATTTCTACACCCCTTGCTCGACTACTACGATGGCGTTTTGTTGGTCCGCTCTTACCTTTACGTCTTTGGTCATCGCGCTTACCAGGCGAAGCGAGAAGCGTATCTTCTTCAGGCGGATCTTCGGATGGGTCTTCTGCTGACAGAGGATCATCACCACCCAAGAGGTCTTCGTCACCTCCAAGTTCCGAATCAAGATCGCCACCGAGGTCGGCACCGACAGCCCCTCCGGCTGCTGCATTTTCAACAGCGGCGGCGACACCTTCAAGTTCGGCGTCAAGGCGACGGTCAAAGAACATCTCTCGCTGATTGCGGATAAATTCTTCTTCGGAAAGATTGAAAATATGGTCAGCAACCCAGCGACGACTAAAGAAGCCGTCAGTAGCCGTAGCTGCAATATCAAACTTAGTTTTCCAGTGTTCAAGTTCTTGAAGCTCTGCAATTTTAGAGGGATTGTTCAAAGACAGCTTAAAGCTAATAAGATCGGCACCCTTGTATCCGAGAGTATAAAGGTGAATAATTCCAACCTTTTCTAACTCTGTGACAATGGCTCTTTGTAATCTCTGGATTGTTCTGGCAAAGCGAACATCTTTTTGAGCAAGGGTTGTTTTATCTTCGTCAGCGCCGTCGGCTTGTGACAAATAAGATGCTGGTACCTTAAGAGCCGAAAATAGCTTGTCTCTTAAATATTTAACATCGTCAATATCTCCTGTCATAGTGCCGCCAGGTAAACTCTCAACGCGAGAGGATACGCCGCCACGGACAGGGATAAAATAATCTTCTTCAACACTCATTGGGTTATAACGAAGATCCACACGACCAGTATTGGTATCGACCACCTGATTACGTTTCATTTGTGTCATAACTTTTTGCATATATTGTTCAACATCATTGGGGGCAACATTTCCAACATCAATATAAAAAGCACGGCGTTCAGGAGATCTTACAATACGATATGCCATCATTGCATCCTCTAAAAGTATCAATTGACGGAAAATTCTTCGTGCGGGCTCAAGAATAGAAGTTCCATATGGAGCATATTTATCATTTCCTAAAATTCGGAAGTGACCAATTTGGAAGTTTTCAAAAGTTAAACCACCTGAGTTCCATTGAAATTGGACATATTTTGGATTGGTTTTATCCTCACCTTCAAGTCGCTCAATCTCGTGAGTGGGTAGCCCAATAGTTGATTGAATGCCTAAGCGTTCATCAATATCAAGATACAAAAAGAAGTCGCCATACTTACACATTGTACGACACCAGCCAAAAAGATTAAAATCAACATTAAGCACAGTGTGATAAAGTTCAGCAAGTACTGCTTTAATCTCTTCGTTTGGACATTTGATTGAAAGAAGTGGTTGTAGATCTGATGAGGTTGTCATCTCGTCGGCGTAAATATCAAGGGCTGAAGCAATTTCTGGGGTGTACTCCATTTGCTCAAAGTCCTGATAGCGCTCAGCCCGCATCTGGTTTGCCATAATGGCAGTGCTAAGCTGCTCAAAAGGATTATAAGAGGTTTTCTTAAAGTTTAACCCAGAAGCAGACTGGAATTTAAACTTGTCTAACTGAACGCGAGAAAGCTTACGGCTTGTCTGTGTTCTGTAATTTACAAGTGGTCCCGACAACAATCGTGTCAGTTGTCTGAACAAAGGTGACTCTGGGTTTTTTGGGTTATTTTTATTGTTAGCCATTTATATTATCCTTTGTAAAGCCAGCCAAATTGGTTTGCTGTTTGGATTGCATTTTGTTTCTCGTCATCGAGGGCTGTATTCTTATTATTTTCAAAACCTTCTTGACCCTTAATTTGAGTGTTGAGCCTTGTTGAGGCTATAAACATAGAGTTGACGAATGCTTCTCTGTATTGTTGTTCCATTTTGCCTGCCTCAAACGCTGTGTCTCTTACCCAGCAACCGATCGCAAGGGCTATTGTTAAGTCATCATTATAACTTCTCATAGCTTCTGGACGACCATTATTCCAAATAAAAGTTTTAAATTCATTAAGAGTTCTTGACGAATATAAGGTAATTAGTTTATTTCTAATGAATTCTTCCATTTTTGCTATGATAAGTGGACGAGTTTTTGAAGTTGTAGAAAATCCAGCAATGGCATTAGAC